GGACGATCAAGCAGTGATACTGTAAGATTCAGGGATGTCAGTGGAAATATATTTGGAGCTGACATAGATGAATTGGAAGATTCCGATGGATACAGCATTACAAAGACAGATGATGATTTTTATACTTTTGCAGTTTCAACAGCTGCAGGAATAACAGGCAATGGCGGAGGTGGATATGTCTCTGCTGGACCGGCAACATTGAGTGCATAATGACAACATACGCGGAATTAACAACACAAATTTTAAATTATACGGAAACAAGCACTGATGTTCTGACATCTACAATAACAGATGACTTTATAGAACATACAGAGAACAGAATATTAAGAGAAGCTGATATTGATGCGTTCAAATCACACCAATATGCAACTTTAACGTCTGATAATCCTTTTTTATCTTTACCAGGTGGGTCGAATCCAGATCCAACATCCTTGGCCACAATCAGGACAGTTCATATTTATCCTGCTTCAGGAACAGCAACACGAACATTTCTAGAGCAACGTGATATTAGTTTCATGAATGAATATTGGCCAGTTAGAACATCTACTAGTACACCAAAATACTGGGCATGGTGGGATGAAAACTCAATTTATCTTGCGCCAACACCAGATGCAGCGTATAATGTAGAAATAGGAATTACTAGACTACCAACAAGACTATCCAGTTCCAATACAACCTCATGGTTGGGGAATAATGCCCCATCGGCATTGCTTTACGGATGTCTTGCAGAAGCCTTCAAGTTCTTGAAGGGACCAGCGGAAATGCTGCAATTATATGAACAATCATATCAACGTGCCATACAGGAATTGATGATAGAACAACAAGGAAGGCACCGAAGAGATGAGTATATGCATGGGGAACTAAAAGTACCAGGCATGCAAACACAACAGAAATCCATAGGAGGATAAACATGGCAATAACTCAAGCTGTCTGTACAAGCTTTAAACAGGAAATTCTTGTTGAAACGCATGACTTCACAGCCACAACAGGGGATACGTTTAAAATTGCATTGTATTCAAGTTCAGCTACTTTAGGTGCTTCAACGACTGCTTATTCCGCTACAAATGAAGTTTCTAATTCAGGAACTTATACGGCTGGAGGAGGATCATTGACAAATGTAACACCAACAACAAGTGGAACAACTGCTCTCACTGATTTTTCTGATATATCATTTACATCAGCAACAATCACGGCAAGAGGAGCACTAATTTATAATAGTAGTGAATCTAATAAGGCAGTATGCGTATTAGACTTTGGTGGCGACAAGACATCAACAAGTGGAACGTTTACAATTCAATTTCCAGCAGCAGATGCAAGTAACGCTATTCTACGACTGGCATAGGAGATTAATTTATGGCTCTAGTTTTAGACGATAGAGTAAAGGAAACCTCGACTACGACGGGAACAGGTACGCTTAATTTAAGTGGCGCTGTTTCAGGATTCCAGACTTTCGTTGCAGGCGTTGGTGACGGCAATACGACGTATTACGCCATTATTAACCGTGATGAGGCTGAATGGGAAACTGGTGTTGGAACTGTAACTGATGCTACTACAGATACATTAGCAAGAACAACTGTAATAGCAAGCTCGAACAGTGATAGTGCTGTAACTTTCAGTGCTGGCACAAAGGATGTATTTACAACCCTACCTGCAAGCAAAGCTGTTTTTGAAGATGCTAGTTCCGATGTAACTTTACCTAATGATCTTATTTTAGGATCTGATTCTGCTGTTTTAAAATTTGGTGCTGACTCTGATACAACTTTAACACATACGGACGGGACTGGTTTAACTTTAAATAGCACTAACAAACTTCTTTTCAGAGATACTGGTTTATATATTTATTCATCCACAGACGGACAATTAGATATTGTCGCAGATACAGAAGTACAAATAGCAGCAACAACAATAGATATAAATGGTGCTATTGCACTTAACGGAGCAATAACTGGTGCCACTAATATTACTTTATCCGGTGAGCTAGATGCAGCAACTTTAGACGTATCTGGCAATGCAGATATTGACGGGACAACGAATTTAGATGCAGTAGATATTGATGGAGCAGTTCAATTAGATGCAACATTAACAATTGGTGCAAATGATCAAGGTTATGATGTAATTCTTTATGGTGATACGGCTTCGGCTAATATGACTTGGGATACATCAGCAGATGATTTAATATTTAATGGTGGTGCAGGTTTAATTGTACCAGATGGACAATTTACTTTAGGTAGCACAGCAGTTACCTCAACAGCGGCTGAAATAAATTTATTAGATACAGCATCAGCAAATAGCGTTGTTAATAGTAAAGCAGTTATTTATGGTTCTTCTGGGGAATTAGCAGGAACTTTATCAACTGTAGCACAAACAAATATTACTTCTTTAGGAACCTTAACGGCTCTTACTGTAGATGACATTGCCATAAACGGCAAAGTTGTAACCATGACAGGTTCAAGCAGTGATACAGCAGTATTTACAGCAGGAACAAATGGCACATTAAGCATCGTAACAACAGATGCGGCTGCGGCTGCGGCCAATATTCAAATAACGGCAGACGGTACAGTAGATATTGATTCAGCAGGTGTTTTAACTTTAGATTCAGGGGCAGCAATAAATATTGAACCGGCGGCAGGTTCAGCAATTTTACTGGACGGTACAATTAGTGTAGATGCAGGAGTAGTCACAGGGGCAACTTCAATTACATCCACTGCTTTCGTTGGTGATATAACAGGAGACGTAACGGGAAATACAAGTGGAACAGCCGCTACAGTGACAACTGCGGCACAAACGAACATAACATCATTAGGAACTCTAACAACTTTAACTGTTGATAATGTAATTATTAACGGAACAACAATTGGGCACACGAGTGATACAGATTTAATAACATTAGGTAGTGCTATTGCTACAGTAGCAGGTGAAGTTTCAATGACTACCCTTGATATTGGGGGAACGAATGTAACATCAACAGCAGCAGAATTAAATATTCTTGATGGAGTAACTTCAACAGCAACAGAATTAAACTATTCAGATTTAACAACACTGGGAACAAGTGCAGCATCAAAAGTATTATCAGCAGATTCAAATAATTTAACAAAAATAACAGGTGGTGTGTACTTAGAGGAAGATACATTGACCTTTGACGCTACGCAGGATTGGGATGTACGAGCATCTCCAGTTGCACAAGTGACATTGACAGCCAATGTAACCTTTGATGCACCAAGTAATCCTACAACAGGACAGTATATTTCTATTCTTTGTATACAGGATGGAACAGGTTCAAGGACAATTGCGTGGAACGCCGTTTTTGAATTTACCGGGGGTACGGCCCCAACGGCTACTACAACGGCAGCCAAGGGTGATTTATTTACCTTTAGATATCACAATTCACATTGGATAGAAGTTGGAAGAAACCTTAACTTAACAAGGGCTTAATATATGGCATTTTTAATAGGTGGAGCTAATTCTTTAACGGCAGCATATGATGTAGAAAATTCCTTGCGATTCCCCGGTGAGTCTGCTGAATTAACTAGAGAACAAGATGCCGGAAATAGAAAAACTTGGACTTGTAGCTTTTGGCTAAAAGATAACGCCTCTACTTCCAAAAAACCTTTTTGGGGTACTCCTTCGGAGGGTGACTTCTTTTTTATGAATAATAATAAATTAAATTTTCAACATGAAGGTTCTTCTGGTTCAAATTTAAGTACAGTTAGATTGCTTAGAGACCCTTCAGCATGGTATCATTTAGTAATAGCTAGTGATACGACTCAAGGAACGGCAGCAAACAGATTTAAACTTTATATTAATGGCTCACAATACACTTGGGATGATGCCACGACCTATCCAGCCGAGGATTCTGAATTTAAAATATGTCAAGATGGTGAAAATTTTAGAATTAACGCCGGTCATGCTAATGTAACATCAGGCGGTTCCCAGATTTATATGGCTGATTTTGCTTTTGTTGATGGAACTGCTTATGCCGCAAGTGACTTTGGTGAAACGGATGAAGATAGTGGAATATGGAAACCTAAAAAACCATCTGTAACTTGGGGAACTAATGGTTTCTTTCTAGAATTTAAACAAACAGGAACAAGTGCCAATGCAAGCGGTATGGGTGCAGATACAAGTGGAAATGGTCTTCATTTTACTGTAACCGACTTGGCCGCAATAGATGTTACAACAGACACGCCAACGAATAATTTTGCTACCTTGAATCCTTTAAGTGCAACAGCAACAGCTTTTACTGAAGGTAATGTACACGAAACAAATG